ATAAATCACGGCTTTTTGTCAGTTTTTCCAGCTTGCCTTGCAATTCATCAATGCCTTTTCCGTACTCTTCTGGAGCCGTCAATTCAGCCGACGCCATCAGTTTTTTTAACGAATCATTGGTTTCATTGATTTTTCCATTGATATAGTCCAGCTGCCCCGCTTTACCGGATGCACCAAAACCGCCCGCATTCAACCAACCAAAAGGATCAAAACCTTCTGTCTGCTCGTTGGCAAACGCAATGCCTTGCGCAAACCCGTTTAAGGCCTCGATGACCGGGCCGGCAATCACAATCGAAAAACTTTGAAACCGGTTTTGCAGTTCGCCGATTTTGTCGTTTAACTCACCAGCCAGCCGCGCCTGTTCTGCCGTGACCGGGTTATGCTCCTGGCCTTTGTTGATAAGTTCTTGTATGCCATCAGCCCCCAGCATCAACAATGGGGCCATTTCGGCATAGGATTTACCAAGAGCCGCCGCACCCACGGCCGCGCGTTGTTGCGGGTCTTCGATGCTGCTGAATACGTCCGCAAGCTGTTTGAAGGCTTCCACCGGGTCATTAGCTGTAATGCCAAGTTTGGCGAAATCTTCCGCGTTTTTGCTGATGTTGATCGATAGCTTATTCGAGGCGGAAATAAACGATTCCATCGACGTGTCGCCGATTTTTACCGCATATTCAAGACCGGCCAGTTTTTCAATCGCAATGCCTGACCGGTCTGCCAGATCGTTCAGCGCATCAGCCGCATCGATGCCCGATTTAACAAACGCGGCAAAGCCAGACACTGACAACGCTACACCCATACCGGACAGCAGGCCATTGAGTTTTTGGCTTGAGCTTTCCAGGCCTTTCAACGCTGCATTGACCCGCCCCACGCTGTCCTCAGCCTGTTTGCTGTCGCTGCCTATCTTGATTTTAAGATTCATGTCAGCCATGGCGTTCTCGTTGCGTGTCGCGGATTAGTGTCAGGTGATAAATCAGTGTTTCAATGTCGTGTATGCCCAGCATTTCGGCTACCACGGGCAGCGCGGCCCAATCGATGCCGCCCATTACATTCCAGGCTTTGATAGCCAGTTGCAGCCAGTGCGGCTGCGGGTCTTTGCAACCGCCTGGCAGCTGGCTCAGTTCGAGCCAGTGTCGGGCTTTTTTATCGCGTCTTCCCGTTCTTGTTCGTGGGCTTTGTAAGCGGTCAGGATGCATTCAATCAGGGTGATAAACACCGCTGGCTGATCAGCTACCCATTCAATGAACAGGTCCGCGTCAAAATCCACCAGTTTGGGTGTGCCGCCGGGGATTAAATCCATTTCCCGCACATCCACCCAGCCGACCACAAAGCGTTTCAATATGTCGCGCTGGCTGATGCCTTTGCCGCGCATTTCGATCACTTCCAAGTCATCAGGCCGCCGAACAGTAAACTGCAAGCCGTTGGCAACTACCAACAGCTCGCGGGCTTTTTTGATTTTGTCGATCAGGATTTGACTCATGATTAACTTGGGTAAGCAGTTAATGAACCTTGCGCAGTGATCTTGACGCTTGTGGTCACCATGCCACCGGTTGAACCGCCGGGTTGTAACTGAGCACCGATATAGCCGTAAAACAACACCCGTTGACCGTTGCTAAACACGATCATGAAGGCTTTTTGGGCTTTGGTGTCCGAGGCTTGTTTGGCGGCAATCAAACCGGCGTCGGATACGTCCCAGATTGAATCGAAGGTGTATTCACTGGCAGAGGCCATACCAGGAATGCTGGACTTGGCTTTGTCGTGAATGGTGGTGGTGTCGATCGAATCAAATTCACCGCCGGAGCCGTTGACCGATGTCAATGTGGACAGCGTGGTACCAAAGGTCAGTTTTTGCGCAGAACCAGAGGTTAACGTACCGTAATTGGTGGTGTTTTCACCTTCAAGCACAAACGAATCGGTGGCAACGCTTTTAACGCGGAAAATACGCCCGTTCACTTCGGCCATGCCTTGGGCTTTGATCAAAACATAATCGCCGTTTGAATAGCCATGGGCCACCGCGCTGACGACGCCTTCTGCCGCTTTGGAAATAGCGGTAATGGTTTTTTCGGCAGCGATGGCGGATTCCATGAATACGTCTACGTCTGTCCAGGTTGAGATTTTGGCCATGGCTGTGTCCTATAAGTTGGTTAAATAATCGTGAGTGTTGTACAGGTCTATCCACACCAGATAGCGGTCGGTTTCCGTGAGTTCGCCGCTGGCATGTTCCAAAGGTTTTTCAGCGCCGGCGGGTTTAAAACCCAGCAGCGCATTCAGTTGTTGTTGGCGGATCGTCCGCAGGGTAGCCGCGTCGGCTGTGTTGAGCCGGTCGGTAAGGCTTTGGGTTTTGCGGACGGTGGTTTTCACCGCAATGCTCATCGCGTGCGATTGCAATACGCTGGAAATCACCGCATTCGGTTCTGAGGCATCGTTAGCCAGGTACACAAACGCCGCCGGTGCGCCAAACAGTTCATAAGCGGCGTCATTGTTTGCCACGGTTTCAAAGGCGCGGTTTTGCAACAACGTGCAATCGGTTTTTAGCTTGTCGACAATGGGGGTTAAATCCAGCAGGGTAATCATGAAAATTCTTTAGTATGAAAACTATTTAAAGCTTTAGTTAATGCATCAATCATTATTTGTGCATCTTCATTATTTAGACCGAGAAACGGCCTAGCTGGCAGGTTGATAGTCCACTTTTCTTTTGATCCCCTCATTACATGCAAAATATATCCAGCTTGGCCAATAGATAGATTTTGCATGATCCATTTCATGGTAGGTGTCTTGTAACCTTTGCCTTTTACCCTGGCTTTATAACCAGCTTGCAGAAGTGACCTGGCTTGTTGTTTTGTTGCGCTTTTTTTGTAATAAGCTAAGTTTTGACGGCTATCGTCTAAATTATGTGGTTCTTTTTCTTTATTGATGCGTCTTACTAATTTTTCTTTAGTAAAATTTTCACTAAATCCAAACTGTTGTTTAGCCGCAATACCACCTTCAACCGGGCTAGACCATCCAACTACTGCATAGTTATTTTCAGACCAAAACCGTAAATTTTTTACAATTCTATGTAGCATTTTTCGATTACGCGGCCTTGGTCTTTTGTGCCGTGTATTTGTTGAGTAATTCCCAAATGGCTTACCATCAACATCAATTTGCTTTGATGTATGACGTTTTGCTGCTTTTATGACTTCACGTGCAGCAACACTTAATATTCTTTTTTGCTGAGAAGGTGATTTTATTAATCCCAGCTGAAACCTTGCCTTGTCTAAACCTTCTACGTAAATATTAAGCATCTAACACATACCCTTGGCCGTTAAACAGAATGTCACCGCTGGGGTGCTGGGTCGCGGTGCTGGTTTCGTGGAAGCCGATGCGGATTTCCAGGTCTGCAGTGCTGTCGTCCAAAATGTCCACGTTCACCGGAAAATCAAACCCGGCGTGACGATCAGGATCGTTTTGCAATAACCAGGCGCTGATCTGCGCAAACAGCAGCGGCGCTGGTGTGCTGCCGTGCGGGAAGCGTTCGATATAAAATGCAGCCGTGTAATCCATTTCACAAACGACGATTTGACCAGCCGCCGCAGTGCGACACGCAGGCATTATCGTCAGATCGTCGACGAACGATTCCAGCTGTTCAGCTGCAAACAGGTTGAGATTAAGCAAAAAGGTGGTGAGTGCTGTTAGCTTAGTCATAGCTTTGGCTCGTCATCACGCAAGGGCAGCTTGTTGGTTGCCCAACGTTCCAAAAAAAAAATGGCCCGGCTGCCCATGTGTCCGGATATGCCGACCATCGCCGCGCTGATCAATGCCGACACGCCAGCCGCTTCGCATAGCCAAAACGTAATCACGCCCACAAAGGCGCTGGTCATGATCTCGCCTATCAGTTCCATGAAATTGAATGGTCGCGCGTGGCCACTGCGAACCTTGGTATTAAAACTGACCATGCCACCGAGCATGGAGAGTAAAAAAACCCAGGCGTAGGTTAGGAGCGGGTAGCTTAGGGGGTCTTTTTCGATCATTACAAACTCGCCGCGATAGCGTTATAAATAGCTTGCGCATAGAGAGTTGATCCCACGTCGTTCAGATGTAGCGCATCTTGTGAGTAATTTGTGGTTGTTCCAGCGCCATCTGATAATTTGTCAAGATCTGTTGAATCGCTGAGTTTTTCATACATGCGCACAAATAAATAACCACGTTCTGCCGCTAAATTTTGCAGTGCAGCATTTAGCGTTTTTACTAACGTTAATTTTTGTGCGCTGTATGAGGCGTGTGCTTTAAACGGGTTGTTATCAGACAATATAATCCGCATTCCCAATGCGTCTGCACGGTCGCACATCGTAATGATATTAGCCAGCGCAGTGACGGCACCATTTACTGGATCTGCGTTAATGTCGTTATAGCCAAAATCGCACACCAATAGCGTGTCATAGTTGAATCCACTTTGATTATCCCCTATTTGTTCATCGCCAGCCGTTGAGTACGTTCTAACGATTAAACTACCCGTTATGGCATTTTCAAACGTTGCTGAAATGGCTGATGACATATTGGCATCATTTACCGTAGTTGGTCCTATTTGGTTTGATGTACTCCAGCCACCTTTAGCGTGCCAAATACAGGTCCCTGCATTGTTGTTTTTTAAGATGGTGTCTAATTGCGCGGCAATGTTGGCAACTTCGTCAATCCGGCTATCGCCGACTGCTAAAATATGCGAATAGGGTTTTGTAACAAATGGCACACGCAACGTAGCAGGAATAATCAGCTTGCCATTAGCGTCCATTGCATGCGGGTTTATGTAATTAAACGCTGAAGACCAGCCAGGGTAAACATATTCACCTGCGCACATTGAGCCGTTTTCAGAAAGCTCTTCAAGTTGCAAACTGTGGATGGTCATGAGTTTGCTGGCTGCGTTGCTACTCATGCCAACGCCTATTCTGAACGTTGTTGTTCCGCCAAGAATTGATCTAAAAATAATGCAGTATCGGCCATTTCCGCCAGCTGCTAGTTTTTGCTCGGTAATGTCACCAGATGAATTGTCAATGACAGCCGTGCCAGCCGTTTTTAATTGTATTCCACAGTTAGAACCGGTTGTCATGCCTGACATGCCATCAAAATCAATTGATAAGGCATACCAAACGCCAGCAGTCAGCGTCACGGTAACAGACGAAAATGCCCGTCCAGCACTGCCAGAATCTAATGCTAATAAACCATTTTTAACGCCATTCTGATTGGTTGATTTTGATGCTGTTTTAGCTGCTGTGCCTGATAATGTGGCAGTGTCTAAAAACCTCAGAGATGGCGATAAAATGTTTCTGATGATGCGTGGTGACCGTGCCTGTATGTTCAAAATACTTGACCGCTTCTCATCACCCAAACCAGCCTCATCACCTTGCACTACCAGCCAATCACTAGCATTGACAGCATTTGCAATCGGCCTTTGTTTAACGTCACTCATATTAATATCCCATTCAATTAAAGCAACGCCACGTAAGCGCCTGCGGTGGATGTTTTGGTTGTCTGCGGCAGAAACTGTGCGAACAGTTTTTGCACGGCGGCGGCGGATTGGTCCAGCCAGTAGTGTTCGGTTTCCGGGGCTTCTTTGGCTGCGTTGGCGGCGTTTTCCCGGCGGTTCATGCTGTTAAATTGTTGCAAAAGCTGTGCTTTGGCATAGGCGTACACGGCGTGGCTGTAAATAATCGCCAGCTGATCGTCGTTATTGATGTCGTGCGGATTGGCCAGCATGTAAGCGTCCGCGGTGGTGTAGCCCAGTTCGATAATGGCGAATTTAACCGGCTCCAATTCCATATTGACGTTGACCAGTGCCAGCGTCAGCCCCCATTTAATGGTGTCGTCGGCGTATTCTGCCGGTATCCGGTAACGGCTCATCAATTGGCCTATATCTAAATCAGGCCAAAAGCCATCGTTCACAAACGGTGACGGGGTGGTGAGTGAGGGTTTACCGGTTAGGCTCATGGCGGTGTTGGTTGGGTTAAAAAAGGCCGGCGATTAAACCGGCTAAGCGCATTACATAGTTGCTGGGTTATGGATCGACGCGGGCCTTGGCGTGCGGTGCTTCTGCTGGCACTTCATGGTTCGGCGGCAATAACTGCAGCAAATCGCTGCAAATGCCATGTTCCGGATAACCCGGCAGCCGGGTTTGAATAACGGCAATGGCCAGCCGTTTCAAGGTCGAGCTGCTGGTACTGTCGCAATACGCCACGCGGGCGTCGTGCAGTTTGCTGAGTTCAAACCCGGTTAATTTTGACAGGTCACCAAATTGATACCCATCTGCCAGTTCTGGTGTGGTGCAGGCCGTAGGCCCACCCAACATCATGACTGCACTGAATAAACCGATTGCAATGTGCTTTTTCAAAATGCCACCTTGTTGTTAGTGCCTACCAAAACAACCGTTCGATAACTGCGAGGTGGATCGAGTCTCGAGTGGTGGTTGTTAGGCAGGGCTTGAGGAGTTGTTACTCGTCCTTGAGCGTTTCTTTTAATTTAGCCACCGCAGCGGCTTTTAAGCCTTTGGTGCCGTGGCCTTCTGGGTTGACCTGCTCGGCTTTCTCACATAAAGCCACCACGGTTTGATACTCACCGACGCGGTTTTTGTGTTTTGCCAGCATGGAGTACAGCTTGGATTGCACCGGCGGCGCCAGTGACATCTGTTCGCTATCCACTGCAGCCACCCAGGCATCAAGATACGGACTGGCTGACTGATCAGCCTTTAACATGGCGTTAGCCCAGTCATATATCGCATCGGATACAAAGGTCTGCAGATCCCGGTCGAATTTGGCCGGGGTGTGCTGGTTTTGCTTGATCAGCACTAACGCCAAATCCAAACCGCGCTCGATGTCCAGCGTATCAAACAGCCAGATACACACCCGCACGGCAATGTCGTTCGGGTAGTTGTCGCCGTTATCCAGATAGGCTTTCACAAACGGCCAATAGGTCGCCAGCATGGCGGCTTTGGCTTTGGCCTTTTCCACCACGTCTTTCAGCACGGCCAAACTAGCCAGGTCGGCAGACATGGCGGCTTGGTAGTGTTCCAGGGTTTGCAGTTCAGCCGGCGTGGCTGCCGGAGCAAGGTCAGCGTTTTCCGGCTGAGCTGCATACTGTTCGCCGTTGGCTACCTCTTCGGCTTTGATAGCTGCCAGCCTGCGCAGAGGCACAGGCGCAGGATTTGCAGACAATGCCTTGCCTTCCGCTGCATCCTGCAGTTGTTGCTGTTTAATCTGCGCAATTTTGCTGGCGTATTCCATAACCATCCTTAAACCAGCGTGATGCCTTCGACCATGGCGGTGGCAAACTCTTCTTGCACCACGTAGGCCAAATTCATGCTGTTAAACTCTTGCACCTCGTCTTTCGCTGGCCAGTCGCGTTGTGTTCTGCGCACGCTCGAGTCTTGGTAATACACAGCCAAATTAGACAGCGGCGTAATGACGATGGTGCCGTTCGGGAAAAACGGCGGGCTGAAGGTTGGCAAGCCACCAAAGTCGGAGGTCACTACACCATTAATCGCCGCCTTTTCGGTTGGGGTGTTGCCGTGGGTTTCGTAAAACTTGTCATGTGCATTAACCAGCAAGTTATCACCCACCAAGGCCACCAAATCACCGCGATAACGGAAGGCCGCAGACACCACTTGCTTAATGTCATGAATCGCTTCCGACAAGTTTTTGTAGGTGCCAGTCGCGCCAATGGACACACCAGAACCGACGTGTTGCGAGGTGCTGTTAAATGTGCGGATTTTTTCCAACCAGCCAACGTTCAAGTCTTGCAG